GTAGTGTTCATCACCCTCATTGCGCTGCCTGAGTGACGATCTTTATTATCTTGTTCTTGTAAGGCGCTCAAAGACTCTTGAAAAGCAGTAGCCCATAACTGAACGCGCTGATCGTTCATCAGGAATGGTTCTGCCTCTAACAATGCTCCGTATAAATATACATCTGGATTATTTGTCAACATCTGCTCTGTAGTATTAGAAGACGAAAGAGCATCAATCTTCTTGTAAAACATTATAGAATAATCATAAGCCCCAGCCGGAGATGGGCCTAACTTAACTTTTTTAATTGGAGTTCCACTGGCATTATCAGAGAAAATTGTATAGGCTTCCGGTATGCCGAGTTCGCTACCAGCCCACATCCTATTCATATTTTCTGGCGTTATGTAGGACAGGGTGGTTATTGGGTCTGTTCTCAAGTGAAAATCTACCATCTGAAGGTAACCAGAAGGAAGAGAATAATCTCTTGTTCCCGCCACTAATGTAGTAGCCCCTCCTAACGTAGTCTGATCTACATTAAGCATTATCGCCAGTCGGAGAGTCCGGTTCATCCGGGCTTCCGCTAACGCAATAAACTCTGGTATCCGATCTGTTAAATCAGATCGGTCTAACCAGTTTGCCACCGCAGTCTGGAGGGTGGCATACGTGTTAATCGCCATTATCTGGTGAGTTCTGTGATGTACACTACGGAGTCGCTTGATCCGGCTCTTAGCCCTGAAATTCTATCACCGGGGCTAACACGAACATAATGAGGCCAATCTTTTATAAAATAACCACATGAACCAGCAGTAGCCGCACCACCATGTTTATCAATTTTAATAAATACAGGCTCACTCGCATTAATTATAATAGCGTAACATTGTGATGAGATAGCATCACTCGACGTTACTGAGGTTGACAGCGCTGTAAACGTATAGTTAAAATTATTTAGTCTGTATAAATCCATCTTTGTTTCCTCTACAGTTTTGTGGGGGCTGTCTTAAAGTATTTATTATCTGGATCGTTGATATACTTAGCCAGCAGTTTTGGGTCTTTATCTATCGCCCCGTTAGTTTCTTTCTTCCATTGTTCATAAACGGTCAAAGGTATGGAAGCAACCTTATGCCATTCACCCCTCTTACCAAGAGATAGATGATCTCCATAGCCGTTATATTCAATCTTGTTCTGTTCTAAGATTGGTTCTGCATCCTGATGGGTCGTTATAGTGACTGTATTATCCGGCTCATCAACCCACTCAGTATGCCTATAAGGCATCACATCAAATAATTTTCTATTAGCCAACTAAAAACCCCCTACCACCTATTTTTTGACCGGAGTTACCGGCAAAGTCAGAAAGGTGTTCTTTCGTTGTTTTTCTCGGAGCCTCTTTCTTTTTAGATTCTTTAGAGGCTGCTTTACTCTCAAACTTCTTCGCTATGTCTTTAAGTTCGTTTCTCGGAACCATAATGTAAATACCCACTTTTCTCCTTCGTGTGGCGGCATACCTTGATGCAGGGATAAATCATTCGGTTGCATATCTTTATCCACATTCTCAAATAAGAGCAATCTCCCGCCAACAGAACCAAATATCATATTCAGTTTGGGGAAGGCTGTTCCTCCGCCTACAGCATTGTTTAAGTAAACTATACCCGTTAGTATTCTCTGACCGCCATCTTCAAGGTATTCTTCTCCAAGCGTATCATAATGGGGCTTATATTCTTGATCGCCTGTATACTTCAAGACATTCATTTTTTCGGCTCTTTCCAATGGGATTCCCGCTATAGTGGAAACCCTTTCGCATACTTCCGGGAAATCGCTGTGGGGGAAAAACCCTCCACTAGATGTCCTAACTGTATCGTGCTCATGGCCTCCCTCAGAGGCAACGGTACTTCTATCTAATTTGTTTTTAGTGTGATCTATAATTGCTTCACATTCTTCCGGTGAGGCAACCCCATCCACAACCACAATGGTGGGGGTCTGAGCATACGCAAACATATGTTATTAAGAACTCCTTACGTAATGTAAAAATACTTGAGCCAATCGCTGACCTTCAAACTTGTCTCTCCAGTGAGGATTTTCAATACCCTTGTAAATTAACCCATCACCCTCATCCAGCAATACCTTATAAATTTGATCTGTTTCCAAACATAAAGGCCATATCTCATCATCATGCTCTCGTTTCAAAGTTATTGAAACACTATATTCACAGGCTTCCCTATCCGTGTGCCTATGTAATACGTCACCTTTTTTATAAACTCTAAGATATGAATAAGTCGGTTCTAAATCTACTCCAGTGTGTTCCTTCATATCGTAAAGGAAATAATGTAGCAAAGTCAGAATAGCCGGATCATCATATAACGCCGGAGTATTTGGAACTTGCTCATCCGGTTTTGCGTCTGGAGAATTACCCCTATCGTAAGCATAGTATCCAAGGAAGTCTAATAAATCCCCCTTTAACATACCCCTTACTATTTTAAAATTAGTAGGCCCAAGAGACATAACTATATCTACTTCCCTTGGTTACAGGCTCAACCCTATGGGGATATACAAAATTAGAAGGGAAGATAATCAAGTCTCCAGACTCAAACTCTATAACCTTATCACCCCACATTACAAACTCGCCACCTTCAAAGTCTTCGTTCAACTGACCAACAACGGAAAGCATTGGAATACCTTTAATTTTGCCGTCGAACAAAGAACTTATATGGTCGCAATGTTCAGCCATTTGATGTCCTTCGTTATAACGTAGGAACTTTATAATGGAATAACCATTCCAACCATCAAACCACTTATACTGAAAACTCCTTACATAATCTGTCAGAGTGTGCTGAAGTTTTCTAATGATGACATTGTTTATCTTTGCTTGCTCTTCCTTCCATCCGGGGCCAGTATGCCCTAAAAACTCAGGCTCTGCGCTCCCAGAAGGAGAAGACTTAACTTCCCTCTGCCATCCAAATCCATGCTCTGGATCATTTGTTTCATACTTAGTAAAGTCGTGAGTTTCCCACTTACTGTTCTATAAGACTTCTAAAGTAGACTTACAAAAGTCTTTGTCTAGGAATTCTTTTTTATGAAATAAATAATCTTCTATGTTATTTAGCATAAGCAAGTGGGGGCCGTTAAGCCCCCACCCTTACAACTTAAACGTCAGCTAAGAAACCACTTGATTTTTGGTTCTTAGACATCAAGCCATATTCTGAAAGTAGCATTTGTTTAACGCTATCTCCAGTTTTGGCGAGATTTTCCGTGCGGAAAGGACGTAGATAAGCAATAGCCCAGAAATCGAAGTCAATAAACCAACAATCTCTTGCGCGTTGAAAACGATCTGGAATTATTTTAAAAGTTCCAAAGTCGCTGACATACACGTCAACTGATGCTACTACACTTGCAGGAGCCGCTTTATTAGCGTCCGTTCGCAGACTTGATACAGTCTGTGAAAGTGCGGAAATGACCTGTTTGTTCGATGAACCAACAAGAATCGTATCCGGCGAACCGCCATTGTCAAAGCACTCCTTGATAACAGTCTTCATACCGGCTTCCGTCAGCGTACCCGTAGAGGTCGCATCAGAAGCAGTATCAGTGCCATTACCTGAAGAAGCGGAACCCAATCCCGGTGGGGAAGGTGCGCCGCCTAGTGAGTGATAATTACTCGCAATCCATGCGGGTAATCCAGCCGTAACCCTTGCAGTGCCAGCCGCGCCGACATTACGTGCTACGTTATCCATTAACATTTTTTCCATGTCGCGCTTCATTTCTTTAGCACGCTTGGCCAACTGATACGCTTGGGATGATTTTCTACCAGCAAAATCGACCGATTCCGCCGTACCTGAAGTCTGAACCGCTTTAACGCTAATTTGAGTGTAGTTACCAACGCGAGTTGGCTCTGCTTTGGCTATTGATGTTGGATCGTCGCCTTCAAGCGAACGATTCGCTGCCGCAGCAGTTAAATCATCAGTTTGCCACTCAAAGAAAGTGTTATCAGCAGTCTCTCGACCACAACCACTTAGGAAGGGTGTTTCAGTTGGGGAAATGTTATAGATGATATTACTAAGGTCTTCTCTGATGCCTATAGCACCATAGACCGTTCTAGTATTTGTAGGAACTGCCATCTATAGTTCTCCCTTATTATAGTTCTACGAAATCCTCAAAGAGTACAGACGCATCTTTTACATGGCCTGACTCCCGAAGACGTTTCATTTGCAAATTACGTTTACCCTTGTCTGTAGCAGATTTGGTTCTTGGAGAACCTGCGCGAATAACCCTTGGCTTATTTTTTACCTTTTTGTTTACAACTGAAGGTGAAGAAGCCTTATCGTACTTCATGGCCTTGTAAATGGTCATCAAAGAACGATGGTCGATTAAGGAGCCAATCTCTTCCTCGGTGTATCCTTGAGAAAGAGCATATGCCTTAATATCTCCGCTTAGTTTCTGTCGTGTATCCTGCTCCGACCATTCAGGAAGAGCTTCTACCAATTTTCCATGCTCTTCTTGAAGAACACGGTGATGATTTCTCTGCGATTCCTGTTGATAGGCTTGCTGGGCTTGTTGCTGTTGAAATTGAGCTTGCCTTACCTTATCCTGCATCTCTCTGTACTCATCCCTTTTAGTTATATACTCAAGCGGATTGTCGTTTTTGAGAGTATCCCAGTCTACGGTAGCAAACTGATCCAAACTGCCCATAGAGTTTTCAATCACGTTTTGCAAAGCATTAACGTATTGCTGTCGTTCTGCCTGAATCTGTTGGATTTCAGCACCCCATTGAACTTGGTTTGCTTCCATCGACCTTCGTTGTTCTGACAGTTCTTGTGTTTTTCGAGTATAATCTGACTGACGAGAATAACCTTTCACCAGTTCGTCGAGTGGTATTTGATGTTCTTCGCCGTTTATATTTACGGCGTACAACAAATCATCTCCTTCTAGCTCTCGTTCATCAGTGTCGTCATCGGATTCCTCCTCTTCGGATTCTTCCTCTTCAGACTCCTCTTCCAATGATTCGTCTTGAGTTTCCTCGGTAGACTCTTCCTCTTCTGTAGGTTGTGCTTCCTCTTCCTGTGGTTTCTCCTCTTCAGGTTCCATTAGTCCGAGTAATGCTTCTTGAGCCTCCCGTACACTACCGGGTAGCTCTGGTAACGGCTCTGCCGTTGGTTGCGGGGCTGGTTGCGTATCCGCCATAATAAATTCCTCTTAGATGAATGGGTGTTGCTTGTCTAAAATGTCATTCATGCGCCCAGTTTCAACTATGGACGATATATGTGCATGAATTCTATCAAGCAGTCTCATTGCAAGCCAGATAGACTCTCTGGCTTCAACTTCTGTTGAGCCGCTAGATTCCCAG